TTTCACTCGGTTGAATGCAAGCATTACAAGGATGGCTGGACTTACAAGCCGGAATGGTTGAAGCAGACGATTGAATCTGCTGGAGAAAAAATTCCCATTCTGATTTTTCGGTACAACCGAAAGCCAATACAGGTTTGTATCCCCATGCACGCCATAAATCCCGAATGGGAGGTAGACCCCCATTTAAATTGTGTCATTTCCTTAGACCAGTGGTTCGAGGTGCTGAGGCGCAATTGGGATGTCTATCGTTGCAAATATAGTTCAAGAATTTCATAATATAAATATGACTGAGATAAAAGACGGTTCTGTAGATAACATCGATATATTTGAAGAAGGTATGCCGTCTAACTTGCAGAAATTTGCTGACGGCGGTCCCGTAGACAGAGTAAAAGACTTCTTTGCCAGACAGATGGAGCGCAAAATAGAGCGAGACAGGATGATGGCTGAAGCACAACGTGCGGCCATAGAAGAATACGCTCCGTCTGCTGGTCAACTAGCAAACTTTGGCGGCATGTTATTGCCAGGCATGGGCATCTACGACGCTAAGAAAGGTTGGCCATCTATGCCTGATAAAGACCAGCCGCTTTCAGAGTCTTACTCCGGCGAAAATTCCCGAAATCTGCCTGAAAATTTAGAGCGTGGAGGCTGGGGAGGTTATTTTGATGCCTTGATGCAAGGATTAGGGGTCGCTGGAGATTCAATTTACGGCATACCCGTAGCGGGTGCTGTGTTAGGCCCTACATTCGGCACTGCTTTTAAAGCTGCTGGCGCTGTGGGCAAGCTGATTAAGAGGGGTATAGGCAGCTTACCATTCAGTACAGGAGATTTAAAAAAAATCTTTATTGATCAGCATCCGCCAGTTGGATCAATTGACCCAAATACTGGAAACCAAGTAACCGAGAGATTGATACAGTCAAGAGCAGACAAGTTAGAAAAAAACCTTAAAAAACCAGCAGTAAGACGTAGGGAAGAGGCAAGAGCTGCAAATCAAATAGAAGATTTAATACCTCAAGAAAGAAATATACTGGATCCAAACGATCTGTATGGCCATAGCTTAGTGCCCGTGGCTGGTGATCGATCGGGCATAGGAACCCTTACAGACATCAAGGGCGTACCGTTAAGCTTTCCTGTACAAGTACAAGGCGGTCCGGGATATCCCCAATTCATGGGAGAAGGAAAGGGCTGGGCTTCCATGCAAGGTGCAGCACACCAAAAGCAAATGAATTTTATTAGAGCTGAAGGTGAGACGGGCATGCCCGCGCTTGGTGTCTATACAGCTATGGGGCGTGAAGGAATTAATTTTTCTACTCCTGTAGCTTTGGCTATGGTTGGCCAGCTCGATTTTTTAAAAATACCAAAAAAACATATTTCTTCATTTAATGCTTCATTAAGGAGAGGCACGAAAGGGAATCCTGGCATTAAAGATTTTGTTGGTTTAGACAGCCCGGACCTTGTGTCACAGTTGCTTGGAAATATTCCAAGCAATGTCAGTTCTGGCAATATAAGAAAAGCCGTAGTTGAAGAAATGCAAAAAGCTAGATGGCAAAATTTAGGATTCCCTCTTTACGAAGATGTGCTTGAAACAGTAATCAATCCACAATTAAGGATTTCTAGAGGTCCACCAGGAACTTTGAATCCTGCGGAAACAGGATACACAATATTCAGGGCTGACCCGGCCAAGCAAACTTTTACAGATCCTTATCATCTGAGTTATGACACAGTAATACCCGGTGACTACCTTGGTGGATTAACAGGTAGAGGCGCTCCCCCAGAGTTATTGTTTCCGCAAAACTTTGCCCGCATGCAAGAAAAACTAAATGTTGCTGGCCGACCGCTAACAAGACAACAGCAGTTGGGGTCTTTGGCTATGGAACCTATGGTAGAACCAGTAACCGACGAACTAATCGAAAACTTGGCTCAACATTTAAACAGAACCCAAGGCACAAACTACGCCGCCGGCGGCGGAGTCAACAGTGCGGGTATTGGGCGGTTAAGCCGCTAACTTTCTTCATACTGGTCTTCCTCGGCTTGCGTCGGGCCTCCCAAAAGACCCACCAATCTCTCGATCAACCCAATAAGCTCCAGGTCATCTTGGTTGTTTGTATCAATTTCTATGGTTATTTTAGCCATGCGCTCCATCCTCAAAATTTAATGGCTTATATACAGCCTATTGCAATATTACGCGACCAGTCGTTGCGAAGGTAAAAAAGTGCGCACCCCGTATGTACACAAACTTGCACATAACGACACGATGGGTATAATCAACTTCCTTGATAACGGCATTGGAGAAGGTAATGGAAGAGTCTAAAAAATCGTGCAGCATTTGCAAGGGTCCTATTGACGTTCACGTCAACCCCAGCACAGGCCAGGAGTTCTGGACGCACGGCCACAACGCTGAGCCAGTCAATTCTGGTAGGTGCTGTTCGGGCTGCAACACATTCAGGGTCATTCCCGCCCGCATCAAACAGATTAGATTTCTGAGCGACCAATAGTGTTTCACGTGGAACAACGAAGGGTATCCGGTAATGTGGGCGAAGTGAGTACGCCAGCATCAAGGGAAGCGTCTAAGACTTACGGGGAATACTACCGAGAATTTTGGAAGATGTCGGAGTTAGGTGTAGACCTAACTTACTATGGCTTCTTCAAAGATTTTTTTTCTAGCGGACTGTGCCCGCAAACCGAAGAAGAAGAATTCCACTGGCTTGATTTGCCGGAGCGAGTAACTGTCTATAGAGGTTATTGCAAATTGCACGGCCACTCTGACGGATTGTCTTGGACTCCAAATAAAGAATTAGCGCAATGGTTTGCATCAAGACTGCCACGCAACGAGCAGCCAACTCTTGCAACTGCCGAAGTGAACCGAGACAAAATTTCTCTGGTCTTTTTAGACAGAGAGCCTGAATACATTATTTTACACATTGACCAAGATCTTATTACTCAAGAGAGAGAAAGATCTTATTACTAAAGAGAGAGAGAAATGAACGTAGCCGAGAATAAAGTGTTCTATAACCGCGTGCGCCGAGCGTGCATGAAGCATGATATTGATATGCAGTTTGAGGGCACGCACAGGGATTATCGGTCGATGCAACTGTTTAAGGACGGCCAGCTGCTGGTCGGCGATTATCAGGAAGGTCGATTGTCACTCACGGTTGATTGGAAGCGCATTTACGATGAGATCACGAAGTACGGCTTTAAGTGCCGAGCTCGAGCTGCCAATGTTGAAAAAGACAAGGAGTATGTAGCATGAGCGGACCCATCAAGCAGATTAACAACGTCTACGGCTATTGCCGCGTGTCCACGGTGGAACAAGCTCAAAACGGCATCAGCTTACAGACTCAGCAGGATTTAATTTCTTCGTTCATCAAAGAAAAATACAGCCGCGAAGTGGACGAGTGGTTTATTGACGATGGCGTATCTGGAACCGTGCCGATCCTTGAGCGAAATCGCTGCAGGGACATGACCGACGTGATCGATCGCCATGACGTGATAGTAGCGACTCGTATCGATCGGCTCTCTCGATCGGCGGCTGATATGCTGAAAACCATTCCATTCCTAGAGGAGACGGGCATCACCTTGTATCTGTGTGAGCAGTTCGGGGATATGCCAGTGGTCTATCCTAAGGCTAAGGATTGCGGTGGCTTGCGCTCTAAATTCGACATGAACGAGATGGTCAACAAGATTATGCTGATGGTCCTTAGCGCGGTCGCCGAGATTGAACACGGATCCACGGTCGATAAGTTCAAAGAAGGCAAGATAGCGTGGGCCGAAAGGGGTTACGCCATTGGTGGCTCCGTGCCGTTTGGGTACGAAGGCGTTGAAGAGAAGGTCAAGACAGGGAATCGTCTAAAGCGCCGGATGAAGCTGGTTGAGGTGCCCGAGGAGCAAGCGGTGCTTAAAACAATCCGCGCTTGCCGCAAGCGTGGCCTTGGGATAAAGCGTATTGCCAAGCAGGTGTCGTCCACCCACGCCGGATTTGAAGGCTTCCATTATGCCAAGGTTCGCAAGATTCTTGAGCGAAAGTTCCAAGGACTGACTTAAATTGCAATTCAGTCTATAATGTAATTATGACTACTGTAGAAAAAATCCAAGCTGCGCTTGATGAGATCACGTCAGTTCTGACAAATGACTTCATTACCGATCCTGTCAGAGCCAGCTTGCTCAGCATCCAAGCTCAGCTGGAAAGCGCCATAGCGGACTTAAATTAATGGCGATAGGTTGGGGAAGAAGCACTTGGGGATTTGGCGGTTGGGGTGTAACGCCTGTTTCAGTGACACTAACCGGTGTTTCGATAACCTCAGCCGCCGGCTCACTAACAACCGTCGCTGCGGCTAATGTAACGCCCACGGGTGTTGCGATAACGTCCGCGCTTGGCTCTGTTACTATTTTTGAAAATGAGGTTGTCAACTTAACCGGTCAGGCGATGACCTCTGCCGTTGGCGCGACTTCTATACATGCAGCGGCTAAAGCCCACCCAGTAGGGGTAGAATTTACCGCTTCATTGGGTACGGTATTGGTGTGGGGGGAATTAAATACTTCTCAAACGCCAAATTACACTACAATAATCACACACCAAACGCCAAGCTACCAAGAGATAGATGCTGGCCGAGATGCGGCTTAAAGACGTTTGCGATAATGCAGATGACGGAGATTAGACAATGGCAACATATATTAATGATTTGAGACTCAAAGAAATTGGCACCGGAGAGAGCTCGGGCACTTGGGGCACAGAAACGAACGTCAACCTAGAGTTAATAGGTGAGGCGCTTAGTTACGGGACTGAGGGGATAACCACAAATGCGGATACGCATACCACTACAGTGGCAGATGGTTCTACCGACCCTGGAAGGTCCATGTATCTTGAATATACTGGAACCCTAGACTCCGCTTGCACTATTACAATTGCTCCCAACACTTTGAGCAGAATGCATTTTATCGAGAACGGAACAAGTGGTTCTCAAAATATTATTATTTCTCAAGGCTCTGGAGCCAATATAACTATACCTCCTGGCGATACCAAGGCGGTTTACTTGGACGGGGCAGGTTCAGGTGCAGCAGTAGTTGATGCTTTTGCCAGCCTTAATGTTGTAGACCTCAAGGTACAAGACGATCTAACCGTTACTGATGATTTAATCGTCAATGGCGATATTGACCTCGAAGGCGCTATAGACGTTAACGGCACAGCCAATCTTGATGTTGTAGACATTGATGGCGCTGTGGATATGGCTTCTACGCTTGCTGTAACGGGTATAGTTACATTAACTGACGATCTTATTATCGGTGATGGCAAGACTATTGGCTCTGCTTCAGATGTAGATGCTATGACCATCGCTTCAAACGGCCAAATAACGCTT